TGATCGCAGACCGCACGCTTTTTCTAGCGCCAGACGCTAAACCTCTCAAACCCTTGCGCCGCAAGGAATCTCGCTAATCTCACCCCAATCCCAGTTTGAGAGTTCAATAGTTGCATAGTATTGAACTGAACTAGGAGTGATTAAGGCTTGCTAGTCACGTTTAGTGAGTTTGCAGCGATCAAGGGGTGCGCGAAAGGCACGGTGACGGCAGCGAGCAAGGCGCGCATCGCTGCTGCGGTGGTGGAGAAGGATGGCAAGCGGTGGCTGGATCGTGATCTTGCGATCGAGCTATGGGACAAGAACACCAAGGCAACGCACAACAGCAAGGTGCGACGGGCCGATCCAGTGGAGGATTCACCACCGCGTGATGCAGCGGAGCTGAAGCGGCGTGTGGAGGGGCTGCCGGATGATGCGATCCCTGATCTGAATGAAAGCAGGGCGCGGCGGGAGCACTATCAGGCGGAGCTGGCGAAACTGCAGGTGACGCAGCAGCGTGGTGAGCTGGTGCCTGCCGATGAGGTGAAAAAGGAAGCGTTCAAGATGGGGCGCAGTGTGCGTGAGGCGTTGGCGAATTTGGCGGATCGATTGAGCCATCAGTTGGCTGGCGAGATTGATCCGGTGCGGATCCATCAAGTGCTGACGCAGGAGCACCGTGCTGCGCTGGTGGAGCTGTGCGATGAGTAACGCGTGGCGTGATGGGTTCTTGGATGGGCTGCGGCCTGAGATGCCGCTAACGGTGAGCGAGTGGGCGGACCTGCACCGGCGACTGAGCAGCAAGGCAAGCGCGGAGCCTGGCCCCTGGCGCACGGATCGGACGCCTTATTTAAGGGAACCCATGGATTGTTTAAGTAGCGAGAGCCCTGTTCAAAGGGTGGTGATGATGTTCGCGGCGCAGACGGGCAAGACGGAGGCCGGCAGTAACTGGCTGGGCTATGTGATCGACCATGCGCCGGGTCCGATGTTGTGCGTGCAGCCGACGATTGAAATGGCGAAGCGGCTTAGCAAGCAACGGCTTGAGAGCATGATCACGGAGACGCCGGTGCTGGCGGCCAAGATCGCGCCAGCCAGGAGCCGCGACTCTGGCAACACGATGTTCAGCAAGGAATTCAGCGGCGGCATCATGCTGATGGCCGGGGCGAACAGCGCCACCGGGTTGCGATCAGCGCCGTGCAGGTATTTGTTCTGCGATGAGGTGGATGCCTTCCCGGCTGATGTGGATGGCGAGGGCGATCCGGTGAGTTTGGCGGAGCGGCGGACGACGACGTTCGCGCGGCGCAAGATCCTGCTTACCAGCACACCGACCGTGAAGGATTTCAGCCGGATTGAGGCGGAGTATCAGCGGAGCGATCAGCGGCGGTTCTATGTGCCATGCCCGGCTTGCGGCGCGATGGAGTGGTTGAAGTGGGGGCAGTTGAAGTGGGCCGATGGCCAGCCGGAGACTGCGCGATATCAATGCGAGCACTGCGGCGAACGGTTCGAGGAGATGCACAAGCCGGCGATGTTGCGCGGCGGTGAGTGGCGGGCAACAGCACCGAGCAATGGGCGCACGGCTGGGTTTCATCTGAGTGGGCTCTACAGCCCGCTGGGATGGTGCAGCTGGGAGCAGCTGGTGGATGACTTCCTCCGTGCCAAGGGTGATGCACCGGCGCTTAAGTCGTTTGTCAATACGCGACTGGCTGAGACATGGGAAGAGGATTATGCGGCGAAGGTGAGCGCTGATGGTCTGCTGGCCCGGCGGTTGGATTACAAGCCCGGCATGTGCCCTGCTGGCGTGGTGCTGCTGACGGCTGGCGTGGACGTGCAGGACAACCGGCTAGCGGTGAGCGTGTGGGGATGGGGTGAGGGTGAGACGGGCTGGCTGGTGTGGCATCAGGAGCTGATGGGTGACCCGACGCAGACGGAGGTATGGGAGCAACTGGATCATGTGCTGGCGACTGAGTGGGAGACGGAGTGCGGCAAGCACCTGAAGCTGGCGCAGGTGGCGGTGGACTCTGGCGGCCACTGCACCCATGAGGTGTACAGGTACGTGCGTGATCGCGGGTCGCGTGGTGTGGTGGCGATCAAGGGCAGCAGCAGGCGCAACAGCCCGGCGGTTGGTAAGGGCAGCAAGGTTGACGTGAACTGGCGCGGCAAAGTGATCAAGCGCGGCGTCACGCTGTATCAGCTGGGCACCGACACGATCAAGACGACGCTGTTCGGTCGGCTGCGCCACAACGAAACGATGGGCGGCCTGAACTTTGGCCTAGCTGCAGACGATGAGTATTTCCGGCAGCTCACCAGTGAACGGCAGGCGTTGCGGTATCACCGGGGCTTTCCCATCAGGGAATGGGTGAAGAAGGCAGGGGATCGCAATGAAGCGCTGGATTGTGCGGTGTATGGCTATGCGGCGATGTTGATCTATGGGCGCAAGATGAACAAAGCAACGATGTGGGAACAGTTAAGGGTGCAGCTGGAAGAAGGGAAGAAAGCACCGCTAAGATCAAGGAAGCAACAGCCGGTAGCGGCTGGGCCTGGATTCGTCAGCAACTGGTAGGCCGTGAACATCCCCAGCGAGATCCGGGCAGGCGACACGATCAAGTGGCGCGACGTTGCGGGAGTCGACAATCTGGGCGATGCGGTCAGCAGCGCTGACTACACACTGACCTACTGGCTGCGCACCAATACGGCTAGCGAGGGCGCGTCAGTTGTTGGTACGGCATATGGCACCGGATGGGAGTTCACCATCGCGGCCAATGTGAGCAGCGGCTTTGACGCTGGCAAGTGGTATTGGCAGGCGATAGCAAGCAAGAGTGGATCAGTGATCACGCTCGGTGCGGGGCAGTTGACCGTGGATGCGGTGCTGTCCTACGCGGGCACACCGGGTGCATTTGATGGGCGCACGCAGGCGCAGATCGACCTGGATGCAGTGCAGACTGCGATCCGCGCGATTGTTAGCGGCGGTGCCAAGCAGTACAGCATCGGCAGCCGGAGCTTCACAAAGCTGGACCTGAGTGAGCTGATGGAACGCGAAAGTAAGCTAAAGGCTGAGGTGAAGCGTGAGCAGATGGCGGATCTGATCGCCAACGGCTTGGGCAATCCGCACAACCTATTCGTGAGGTTCTGATGGGATTGCGGACGCGGCTATTCAAGGCGATGGGATTTGAGCCAACGCGGCCACGTGCGCGGGCGTATCAGGGTGCACGCGTTAGCAGGCTGACTGCTGACTGGGTAACAAGTGGCACCAGTGCTGACAGCGAGATCAAGTCGAGCTTCAAGGCACTGCGCAATCGTGCGCGGCAGCTGTGCCGTGACAACGACTATGCCAGGCAGGCCCTGCGCAGCATTCAGAACAACGTGATTGGGCATGGCATCAGGCACCAGTCACAGGTGCGGATGCAACGTGGCGGCCGGTTGGATGAGGCGATCAATGGCCAGATCCACGAGGCATGGGAGAAGTGGATGCACAAGAGCCGCTGTGATGTAAGCGGATTGCTGGGCTTCCACGACATGGAGCGCCTGCTGTGCCGCAGCTTGGCGGAGAGCGGCGAGGTGTTCGTGCGGATGATCCGCCAGCCGTTTGGTGGGTCAAAGGTGCCGTTCGCGTTACAGGTGCTGGAGGCGGATTACCTGATCGACGACGACATCCCGCAGGCCGCGGCCGGTAACACGGTGCGGATGGGTATCGAGATTGATGGCTACCTGCGCCCGCAGGCTTACCACTTCTATGCCAACCATCCCGGCGACACGTATGCGGGCAACCCCCGCACCAATGGTCGCCGCGTGCGCGTCCCCGCTGATGAGGTGATCCATCTCTTCCTGCCGGAGCGGCCTGGCCAGACGCGCGGGGTGACGTGGTTCGCATCGGCGCTGATGAGGCTGCACATGCTGCAGGGCTATGAGGAGGCCGAGGTGGTGCGTGCTCGGGCTAGCAGCGCGTTGATGGGCTTCATCAGCAGCCCTGAGGGTGAGCTGATCGGCGATGAGGTGTACGAGGGCGAACGGGTGAGTGAGTTCACCCCTGGTGTGTTCAAGTATCTGGCGCCTGGTGAGAGCGTGACAGTGCCAGATCTGAACGCACCCGACGGCCAGCTGGAACCATTCACTCGATCGATGCTGCGCGCTGTAGCCGCTGGCGTTGGCGTGTCGTTCGAAAGCATCAGCAAGAACTTCTCAGAGAGCAACTACAGCAGCAGCCGGCTGAGCCTGCTGGAGGAGCGCGACACGTACAAAGTGCTGCAGCGGTTCTTCATTGAGAACTTCCATCAGATCGTCTACGAGAACTGGCTTGAGATGGCCGTACTGAGTGGTGAGCTCAAGCTGCCCGCATATGAGACCAACCCAGATCGCTACCGCGCAAGTCGCTGGATTCCGCGTAGCTGGGAATGGGTGGATCCCCAGAAGGAAGTGAACGCTTACAAGGATGCGGTGCGCTGCGGCTTTAAGACGCTGGGCCAGGTGATCAGCGAGCAGGGTGGTGATCTTGATGATGTGCTGGTGGCGCGTCAGGCTGAACTGGCGATGCTGGATGAAATGGACATCGTGCTCGATACTGATCCGAGCGAAGTGAACGCTGGCGGTGGCTCACAGCCCGCTGTGACGATGGGCGGCCAGCCGGCATTTGAAGATACGGATCCGCCAATGGAAGAAGAAGAGTACGAAGAGGAATCAGTTCTCGAGGATCCACTTGAGGGGCCTGAAGACTGATGGCAAACATTGCCGGCACTGAGATTAACCTGATGCCGACTGAAGGCATGAAGGAAGAAGCACAGCGCTATCGAGATTGGAAAGCTGACGGTGAACCAGGCGGCACTGAGGTTGCAGCGCGACGTGCTGGTCAGATCCTGAGCGGTGATGAGCTGAGCCCCGACACCGTGATCACGATGGCGGCATGGTTCGCGCGCCACGAGGTTGACAAGCAAGGCGAGGGATTCAGCACTGGAGAGGATGGCTATCCATCACCGGGCCGCGTTGCATGGGCTGCATGGGGCGGCGATCCGGGTCAGACTTGGGCGAATGAGAAGGCGGATAGAATCAAGGCATTGCAGGATAGACAAATGGAAGAGGCGCGCCCTTATCCAAATGAACATGCGGCGAGAATGACTGATCCCGATCAGTACGATGAGCTTCGCCGTGAGAACGATGCCGGCGGTGATGGCATTGATTTCATCTATGGCATTAAAGAAGGAGCAAGCGAGATCCAGGCAGTGCGGTTTGATGCGCAGCAGTTCACGCCAGATGAAGCGCGCACTTGGTTGAGCGAGCATGAAATGGATCCGATCATGTTCGAGGAGGCCACCGGCGAAGAGCGCACGATGCCCGGCATCGGCCGCCACCAGCGTGCAGAGCTCACAACCTTTGATGAGGTTGAGGATCGCACTTATGAGTTCCCCTTCAGCTCTGAGTATCCGGTTGCTCGTTACTTCGGCAACGAGATCCTGAGCCATGACGGCAAAGCAGCTGATCTCAGCCGGTTGAACGATGGCGCACCGCTGCTGTTTAACCACAACCCTGACCGCGTGATTGGTGTTGTGGAACGTGCCTACATCGATGGCAAGAAACGCCGCGGTTATGCACGTGTGCGGTTCAGCCGCAACGCATTCGCTCAGGAGATCCTGAGTGATGTAAAGGATGGCGTTCTTAGGAATGTCTCCTTTGGCTACTCCATCGACAAAATGGAAGAGCGTGGCAGTGGTGACTTTGTTGCTACTGCCTGGTCTCCTTATGAAGTTTCCGTCGTATCGGTGCCGGCTGATCCCGGCGTCGGTATCGGCCGATCTTTCGAGACCGAGCAAGCTGCCTCGGCAGCACCTACACCTGATCCCATTCCTGCAATGGAAACCACCACCCCTGATCTGGCAGTGGTGCGGGCCGAAGCCGCTGAGGCTGAGCGCTCCCGCATCGCTGGCATCTCTGCACTGTGCGACAAGCACAACATGGCCGACCTCGGCCGCCAGCTGATCGAGTCTGGTCGTTCTATCGACGATGCTCGCGCTGCTGTGCTCGATAACCTCGACATCAAACAGGAGCCCGTAACCATGAGCGCCGCTGAAATCGGCCTGACCGCGCAGGAGAGCCGCAGCTTCTCCTTCATGCGTGCCATCAACTATCTGGCAAACCCGACCGATCGCTCGGCCCGTGAGGCTGCTGCGTTCGAGATCGAAGCATCGGAAGCTGCTGCTGCCAAGCTTGGCCGCCAGTCCCGCGGTATCACCATCCCTCAGGATGTGCTGCGCCGTGATCTGACCGTTGGCGCTGCTACCGCTGGCGGCAACCTGGTTGCTACCGAGCTCGACGCCGGCAGCTTCATCGATCTGCTGCGCAACGCATCGGCACTGGACCAGGCTGGCGCCACCGTGCTGACCGGCCTCACCGGTAACGTGGCCATCCCCCGTCAGTCCGGCGCTGGCACTGCCTACTGGGTTGCTGAGTCCGGTGCTCCTACCGAGTCGCAGCAGACCGTGGATCAGGTGAGCCTGACTCCCAAGACCGTGGCTGCCTTCACTGACTACAGCCGCCGCCTGATGATCCAGTCCTCCATTGATGTGGAGAACATGGTGCGCACCGACTTGGCTCGTGTGCTGGCACTGAAGATCGACCTGGCTGGTCTCTATGGCACCGGATCCAACGGCGAGCCCCTTGGCCTGAAGCTGACCACCGGCATCGGCACCGAAGACTTCGCCGCTGACACCCCTACCTTCGCTGAGGTGGTGGCACTCGAGAGCGACGTGGCAACCGCCAACGCGCTGCTGGGTTCGCCCGTATATCTGATGAACGCCGCAATGCGCGGTGGTCTGAAGACCAAGGCCAAGGATGCAGGTTCCGGCCTGTTCGTGATGGAAGGCAACGAGGTGAACGGCTATCAAGGCGTTCTCTCCAACCAGGTGGCTTCCGGCGATCTGTGGTTCGGCAACTTTGCTGATCTGATCATCGGCTACTTCTCCGGCTTGGATCTGATGGTGGACCCCTACACCAACAGCACCTCCGGCACCGTGCGCGTGGTGGCTATGCAGGATGTGGACATTGCAGTCCGTCACCCTGAATCCTTCAGCCGCGGCAACAACACCCTCTGATCATGTTGATCAAGGTCCTACGGCAGACGATGCTTTCGGGCCGAGTGGTGAAGATTGGGGAAGTTCTAGAGGCTTCCCCCTCTGACGCCAAGCTCTTGATTGGTATCGGCAAAGCCGTTGAAGCTGTCGCCTTAGTGGCAGATGTGGTTGAGACCATTGCTCAACCTGCACCCAAACCAACCACCCCCCGACGGAGGGCAAAATCATGACGATTCACAATCTTGGTTCTAAGACCACGGTTCTTGGTCTGCTGCGCAACGACGTAGTGACTGCAACCGGCACCGGATCCGCCGTTGATCTGCTGGGCTATGAAGGCGACATGGCCATCCTTCTGGATGCCGAAGCCGGCGGTGCTGGCGTCACCTATGCAGTCAAGCTGACTGAATCCGACACTTCCGGTGGCTCCTACACCGACGTGACCGGTGGCGCATTCACCACCACCACCGCCAACACTGCATCGCTGCAGAAGATCTACGTGAACGTGACTAACCTCAAGCGTTTCGTGAAGGTCTCCATCACGGTCGCTGGTGGCACTGGCGCTGGCGCTGTTGCTGTGCTCGGTCTTGCTTCTGCTAAGTACGGCTGATTATGGCGTTCACTGAGGATCTGGATGTATTCCTTGCAGACTTTGGCGTTAGCTGCACAGCTGGCGCCGTTACTGCAAAGGGAATCCTGGACATGCCAAGCCAGGTGATCAGCGATGGGATGGTGCTCAGCACTGACTACACGCTGACAACCAGAACCTCAAGCTTTGGCAGTCTCATTCGCGGCGACTCGATCACCGTGGATGGGACTGCTTACACCGTCAGAGAGGCCATGCTGATGGATGACGGCAAGTTTGTGCAACTCGGATTGCAGAAAACATGAGCACCATCTACGGCGGCAACGCGGATCGTCCGCAGAACATCCATGCTTTTACCACGATCTCAAATGCCATCGGGTCGTCTGAAGCAATCGAGGTTGATGGCACGGTGTTTACCACGTTCGAAAAAATCACTGGTGGCCAAGTCACCTATCACGTGCAAGGTTCGATGAACGGCACTGATTGGGCAAACATCGGCGAGGCCAAAACCAAGGATGCCGGCAACCATATCCATACCTACTGCGACTATGCGGTGCGCTATCTCCGTCTCGATGTGACATCGATCAGCGCTGGCCGTAGCATCACGATGACTGTGTGCTGTGACTCATGACAACGCGCCGTGAGTCGATCCTGGCCAGGATCCGCAGCAACCTGACAGGCACTACAGGCGTTAGCACCAGGATCTATCGCAGCAGGGTCGAGCCACTTGCACGTGGTGAGTTGCCGGCCATCGTGGTTGAACCGATCAGTGACACATGCCAGCAACTGACAAGCGCGCCCACTCTGGATTGGACATTGACCGTTCGCGTTGCTGTGATCGTGCGCGGCAATATCCCCGATCAGGTTGCCGATCCGATTATTGAAGATCTGCACGCAAGGCTGATGACGGATCTGACGTGCAATGGCTTTGCCTATGATGTGCAGCCATCAACGGTGAACTTCGATCTGCAGGAAGCTGATCAACCATCTGGTGTGATCACCTGCGACTACGTGGTGAAATATCGAACGCGGATCGCTAATTTGGCACAGAGTCCGTAGCGGCTACGATGGAAGACGAATACAAAGGCCAGGGCGGCAGCTATCTGGTCGACACCAAAACCGGCAAGCGAAAGCTCGTCGAGCGGACACAGCCGGCCCCTCATCCCACAATCGAGGTAGCCACCGATGGCATCAGTTCTGACGCGCCGACGCCTGATCCTGGCGAAGATTGAATCCACCTACGGCACGGATTCAACGCCAACCGGTGGAAGCAACGCCATCTTGGTGCGCAACCTTGAGATTCAGCCGCTACTGGCTGAGACCGTCAATCGCGAACTGGTGCGCCCTTATCTCGGGCAATCTGATCAGCTGCTGAGCCAGACCCGCGTCGAAGTGACGTTCGAGGTTGAGCTGGCAGGTTCTGGCACTGCTGGCACGGCACCCGCCTATGGGCCTGTGCTGCGCAGTTGCGGTCTTAGCGAAACACTGGTTACCAGCACCAGCGCGACGTATGCGCCCGAGAGCAGCGGCTTTGAGAGCTGCACCATCTACTACCACCAAGACGGCATCCGTCATAAGATCACCGGCTGCCGCGGCACTTTCGAGATGAACTGTGAAGTGGGGCAGATCCCCTTCATCAGCTTCACGATGACGGGTATCTACAACGCCCCGACCGATGAGACGCTGCCCACTCCGACCTATGCGAATCAGGCATCGCCTCTGATCTTCAAGGAGGGCAACACCATTAGCTTCAGTGCATTTAGCTATGCCGGATGCCTGATGAGCTACAGCTTCAACATTGCAAATGATGTGATCTACCGCGAGCTGGTGGGTTGCACCAAGGAGATCCTGATCACCAACCGCGCCCCTAATGGCACCGTGGTGATTGAAGCGCCGACCATTGCTGATAAGGATTTCTTCGCTGTCGCTACCGGTAGCAGTACTGGCAGCATCACCTTCCAGCACGGCACCACGGCCGGCAACCGGGTCACCATGACCACTGCGCAGTCAGATCTCGGCAACCTGACCTACAGCGATCAGGATGGCATCCAGATGCTGAACATGCCCTTCATTGCGGTTCCGACCTCCGCAGGCAACAATGAGATGAGTCTCGTCTACACCTGATCGCGTGGCGTTTGTCCTAAACCAATCGCAGAGCTACAGCTGGCCGGTCAGCATTCAACTGCCGGCCGATGGCGGCAAGCGTGAGAAGTCGAGCTTTGATGCTCTCTTCAAGCGTTTGCCCCAAAGCCGGATCAACGAGATCCAGCAGTTGGTGCAACAACGCATCAAAGCAGCTGAGCGCGGTGAAGAGCTGGACAATGGCGTAACGGATCAGACCATTGCAGCCGAGATTCTTGTGGGATGGGCTGGCATCTTGGATGCTGATGGTGATGACGTGCCTTACAGCGAGGCAGTCAAGGCGCAGCTGTTGGATGTGCCGATGATGGCCGGCGCTTTGATTGAGGCTTACTTCACCTCGCTTGTGGAGCTTAAGCGAAAAAACTGATCGGCGCCGCTGACTACTGGACAGGCGGCGCTGTCATTGATGAATCTGGCGATGATGCCGCAGCATTCGGTTTTGAGCTGCCAGATCTGGATGCCAATCCTGAGCACTATGAAGTGTGGCCGGAGGCATGGCCTGCCGTTGATCTGTTTCTAAAGGTGCAGACGCAATGGCGTGGTGGTGCATCCGGCATCATCGGCCTGGACTACACGGCAGTGCGGTGGCTGATGGATCTGTATGCCATGGATGATCAACGCACCATGCTCGAGGATCTGCAGGTGATCGAAGCTAGAGTGATCGAAACGGTCAACAGCAGAAAGGGCTAGGCATGGCACTGGATATGACCACTGCCTTGACCATTCGCGCCAAGGTTGACGGCACCAACCAGATCGATGGTCTGAATACTGCCTTAGGTCGCACCACGTCGCAGGCCAATGCAGCATCTGGTGCGTTCGGCAAGCTAGGCGCACTCAGTAAATCAATTGGCAGCGGCCTTGGCGCACTGGTCCCCGCGGCAACCATCGCCGGCCTTGGCGCATTGGGCAAGCGCGCGATTGATGCAGCGGACAACCTCAACGATCTCAGCAAGCGCACGGGCGTTGGGGTTGAAAGCCTCAGCAGGTTCGGCGCTGCTGCTGCTGATAGTGGCACTTCAGTGGATGAGGTAGCCAAGGCAATGAGCCGGCTTGCCCGTGGTGTTGTTGATCCGGCATCGCAAGCCAGCAAGACATTGCAATCCATTGGCGTGAGCGCCATCGATGCCAATGGCAAAGTGCGCAGCTTGGATCAGATCATGCTGAGCGTGTCTGATGTATTCGCCAAGATGCCTGATGGCGCGCAGAAGACTGCACTCGCCATGGAGATATTCGGCAAGGCTGGCGCCAACTTAATCCCTATGCTGAATGAAGGCAGCACTGCATTGGGTCAATACTCGGCGACTATTGACACTGAGATGGCGCAGGCTGCGGATAAGTTTAACGATTCAATCAATGCGATAGCCATCGCAGTTTCAGGCCCCTTCAATGAAGCGGTCACAGCATTGCTGCCGCTGATCACAAGCGTTGCTCAGACCATTGCCGGATTGGCGGAAGGATTCGCTGCATTGCCTGAACCATTGCAGCAACTCATTGCTGGCGTTGCTGCGCTTGCTGCTGCGTTTGTCATCTTGGCACCAGCCATTCAAGCGATTGCCACAGTGTGGGGCGCTTTGACTGCAGTCTTTGCTGGTGGCGCAATTTTTGCCACCATCTCGGGATACCTTGGCGCATTGGTGCCCGCCTTGGCTGCTGTTGGTGCTGCATTCAAAGGATTGCTTGCGATTGTTGCTGGCGTGCTTTCTGGACCTGTTGGTTGGATTGCTTTGCTAGTTGCTGCCGGCATTGCCATCTACGCCTTTCGTGATCAGATCGCAACAGTTCTCAAAGCCATTGCTGCAGGGTGGCAGATGGCAGGCAAGGCTTTTTATAGCCTTTATGTGGAGCCATTAATTAAGTTCGGCAAAGTGCTTGTCACTAGCCTGACAGGCAGCTTCGCTCAGCTAGGCAAAGCACTCCAGGCGCCTTTCACAGGAGCAGTCAACGCAATCAAGTCAATCTTTAGAGGATTGCTGCAGTTCATCGCCAATGGCATCAATAACAGCACGCGCAGCATCAACGCATTGATCGCCGGCTACAATCGCCTGCCTAGTGCCGACATCCCACTAATCCCGCAGGTAAGCGTGCCAGCCTTTGCTGCTGGTGGTGTGGTTAGCGGGCCAACCTTGGCGATGGTGGGCGAAGGCGGAGAGCGCGAATACATCGTGCCTGAATCCAAGATGGCAACGGCCGCGGCCAACTACCTTGGCGGGATGCGTGGCCGGTCAGTTATTCCTGCCTTCGCTGATGGTGGTGTGGTTGGCCCAATGGGTGGTGGCGGTGCAGCGAACACCACCGTGCAGATCACCACTGGCCCGGTGCTGCAACAAGATGGCCAGCGCTACGTCACGATCGGCGACCTTGAACGTGCGCTGTCTGATTTTGGCACGCAGATCTTCAAGAACAGCCGGTCCTATGGCGGCCGTCGCTATCAGGGTGCTTACTGATGAGCAATAGAGCTCAGAGCCAATACCTGCGCATCTTCGATGCCACCACCACCTATGCGCGGTGGCAGACCTATTACGTGAATCAGACCGTCACGCTCGACAGCGCAAGCTGGTCTTATCTGCCTTTCAATGCCAATGGCATCGTGGAATCTGGTGCCAGCGGTGGCAAGTCTGTTACGGTCACTGTGCCAGCCACCAATAGTGTGGTGGAAGCATTCAACCTAGCCTTGAGCTATGGCCGATTCTGTGAGCTCAAGATCTACGAGTTCGATAGCCGCCTAGATCAGACGGCGCCGCAGGCTGGGCAACAGCTGATCGCTAGCTACACCGCAGAGGTGGTTGGCATGTCTGGCACGTTTACGAGGCTTGAAATCGAGCTTGGCAGTAGCCTGTCACCAGTTGGCGCACAAGTGCCGCCGCGTAAATTCACCAGCTACCTGATCGGTGTGCCGCTTCGGATATGACGCTGAACATCTCTGATCCATTGGCATTGCTGGCTTATCAGAGCGGGTTGTCAGATCCTGTTCTGACTGAAGCTGCGGCAGAGGCAGCAGATGATCTCACGTCACCGCAGGTTGCATACAAGATCGGCGATCCAGTGCCGATTGTGTTCTGCCGTCGCGTCAGTAATGTCGGCGGCGTGCTCGTGAGCCCTGGCGCAACAGAAGCAAGATATGAAAACAATGCAACGACCAATGCGTTAACGGTCAGTCTCCATTTGGTGCTGAGCGAGGGCCAGCTTCCGACCATTCCCATCAAGGATGTCTTCGCTGGGCCATGTCGTCAAGGCACATGGAATCAAACCTACGATCGCCGCGCTGGTACGTGGTTTCCCGGCAACTTCATCACCACAGTTGCAGAGACCACTCCATGGTCATGCCCCTACTACTGCGGCACGTCAGGGCGCTACGCCAACATGACGACGCTCAGCTACGTGAACACATTCCCGGATGGTAGCGACCGATGGGAGCAGCAGGTGCATGTATTCGTGCGCGAAGGGATGCAGGTCACGCGGATTATTGACAGCACGCTTGGCCCTAGCAACAACGTGATCGATCTGGCCTTGTATCTGATGAATCAATCAGGCCGGATCCCTTCCACGCTGATCAATAGCGTCAAGATGCTGGCCGCGGCCAACTTCTGCCAAACCAATGGCTTCCTCTACAACGGAGTGTTTAAGGAAAGCAGCAACCTGGATGAATGGCTCGAGCAGATTGGGAATGACTTCCTGCTCAGGCTGGTCGAATCAAGTGGAAAGTTCGCGTTCAAACCACGGCTCCCGGTGAACGGTGATCACACGATCAAAACCACAGCGATCAGCTGGGAGTTCACATTCACCGAAGATCATCTCCTGCCAGATGGTTTTGAGATCGAATATGTGTCACTCGCAGATCGCCAGCCTGTTTGTCTGCAGATGATGTGGCGTCAGCAGCCAGACTCTGATATCGGCTTTCCGCGCACCACTGAAGTGCGCTATACCGGCGAGGCAACGGCTGGCCCATTCGAGCAATACGATCTCAGCCAGTTCTGCGCAAGCGAAACTCATGCGGTAAAGGTTGGCGCATTTCGTCTGGCGCGGCGCAAATACATCACGCATACGCTGCGGCTAAACGTAAGGCCAAGCAGCTACAACAGCACGCTTGAACTGGGCGATATCGTTCGCGTTCGACTGCGCCGTGAGACTGCAACAACAGCACTCGGCTACCACGATTTTCTCTATGAAGTCGAGCGGATTGAGAAGACGGCTAGCGGCGCCTGCGTTTTTGATTTGACCCACTTCCCAATCGATAACCAAGGGCGTAGCTTGGTAGCGCTTGAAGTTGCGGCGGCCACAGCGCCTGGGTTCACGATCTCGGCAGGCCGCAGTGATTACAGCTGTGATGAAAACTCATCATCAGACAACACCGGGCTAGGCGGTGGAGGCACGAACTACCCCGCCAGTGGCGGTAGCTTTGATCCACCAACTCAAGCTGCAACTACAGTCAGTCTTGCATCACCATCGGAACCGACATGGCCGACTGGTGGCCGCTCGCCAATCGGTACAAATGTTGGCCAGCCTGCCAATCAACCCACTGGCGGTCAGACGCCTAATGGTGACTGGGCGAATCCAGCTGATCCGCTTGAGCAGGATTCACCGGGATATGAGCCCAACTACATCACCGGCATGACTGGCAGCAATGGCGAGCCTCAAGTCGGAGATGAGCTAGCGATTTCTGAATCCAACACTGGCTGTCCTGGCGCACAGGTCTGCTGGGCGAAGTTGGTGGTTGGCACCAATGAAGTGGTCGAGGTTTCTGGCTGCCAGACGGAGCCAATCGCGGGCGCATATACCCTCACGCTGGATGAGGGTGATGTTGGATACTATATTTCGGTGATCGTTCGATGCCCAGATCCGGCAACATCTACTGGTTATGGCGAACCTAGAACACTAGGAACTACAAAGCCAGTGAAGTGTGCGCCAGCCCCTGCGATTCGAGGCGGCAATATCAGCGGCACTACGCCCCCGGCTGGCAACATGGCTGGAGGCACGTGGGTGTTGCAGCGAAGTGCTGGCTCAGTTGAAAACTATAACACCGTATTCCCGCCATTGACTCCCTGCACCACGTTCACAACAATCGGAGTCGGCGCTAGCACGTTGTACACCTACACTGACGTGAAAACAGTTGTCTTCAGCCAAGACACTGGTTCGTGCGGACCTAATAGCTTCAACTGGACGTTGACTTTCACAAACAATACAACCGTGACCGTCACTCCCCTGAGCACCACGCATGGGTTTAGAAATGTGAATCACACCTACACCGTTTCATGGAACGGCCCAGGCGCTGTTGCATGGGAAGTCCCCTGCGCATAAAGTCATGGCCACTTTCCCAGCGCTGACACCATCCACTCGGACCTATATGCCTGGCACTGTCGCTAGCACGCAGTTTGTAGTGCTCGACGGCTATGAAGGCAGCGTGCGTCACAGCAACGCAGCAGTCGGCCACATTCTGCGGATGACATTCTCTCGGTTGTCGTCATCGGATACGTTCAACCTCGTGAGCCACTATTCGTTGCATGGGATCTTCCAGCCATTTGACCTGAGCGCTACTACGCTCTCGGCCACCAATCTCACATTCCCTGCGAACTATCTCTGGCGTTACCTGTCGGCGCCTGTGATCGATCAATCCTGTGATATCACCAACGCTACGGTAGAGCTACAGCTGCTGCCGCCGTATCTGATATGAGCTATCCACTCATCCTGCCCGAAGGCTTTCAGTACGATCTCGGCGGCCTGAATGTCAGCACTGAAGAGACGCTTATCGGCGCGCCTGTGCTGTTCAGGCACTCGTTACGGCAGAGCAATTATCGGCTGATTTTGACCTACACGAATCTGGTGCAGTCGCAAGTCACGCAGATTCGGAATCATTACCTAGACATGAACGGCAGCCATCGGACGTTCACGCTACCCGCGAGCTTCTGGGGCAGCGCTGTGGTGGTGCCAGCTGATGCGCTCTATCGCTACGCGGCAAAGCCCGAAGAGGTGCAACGAGGTGTTTATACCGATATGACCGTGGAGCTCACTGCTTTGATTGGTAATTTCCTGCTATATGCGCTCACCGGTGAGCCTGCCGCCCTTGGTGCTGAGGCATCGTTCACGTCCTATGCCATGACAGGCACTGCACCGTTCATCTTGCAGGCTGATGTGGCAGCGCCCACAGTAGCGGCCACACTTATCATCGAAGCTGGTGGTGCTGAATCATGACCGCAACAACGATCCGCGTACAGATGGCGCAGCGGAAAGACACCGCTGCAAATTGGACATCTGCAAACCCGATCCTGTTGTCGGGTGAGATCGGCTACGAGACGGATACAAAGAAATTTAAGATCGGCAACGGTAGCAGCAACTGGAATAGCCTGGCCTATCTGCCGATACCAGATGGCAGTGGCAATCTGACGATCACCGGCAACCTTGAAATCGGCAGCACTGGCAGCCTGACATTTGAAGGCAGCACTGCTGATGCGTTTGAAACGACTCTGGCAGTTACCAATCCAACTGCTGATCGCACCATCACGCTGCCTGATCGCAGCGGTACCGTGATCACATCCGGCGATACAGGCACGGTCACCAGCACAATGCTGGCTGATGGCACCATTGTCAACGCCGATATCAGCGCAACTGCAGCAATCGCTGGCAGCAAATTGCAAGCAGCAACCACTAGCAATGCAGGAGCTGTTCAACTTACAGACAGTACAGGCAGCACAAGCACAACAACAGCAGCAACGCCAAACTCAGTCAAGTCGGCATATGACCTAGCCAATGCAGCGCTGCCCAAAGCAGGCGGCACGGTCACTGGTGATGTGACTCTGAATGCTCAATCGGATCTGCGCTTTGCCGATTCTGATAGCAGCAACTGGGTGGCATTTCAGGGGCCTGCCACTGTTGCCAGTAATGTCACTTGGACTCTGCCCAGTGCAGACGGCACAAGCGGACAGGTCTTAAGCACTAACGGCTCTGGCACGCTGAGCTGGTCTACATCGGGCGGAACCAGCATCACGCAGGGGAATACCACTGCTGAAGTGATCGACACCGGCAGCGATGGCCGGTTTGTGGTGACGACGGAGGGTAGTGAGAGGCTCAGGGTTACAGCGGCTGGCCTAGTGGGGGTCGGCACTACTGCATTTCCCGCTTCAACACCTATTCAAGTCAAAGCAGTTGGAGCTGGTTCTGGCGGATACGCAATAGTTAGCGCTAACGATGAAAAT